GCGCCCCAACCACGGGAGGATCTTCCGATGCTGATCAAGGCGGGACAGTTCGCCGGCCGCGCCTGGGACAACGCGCGGCGGCGCGTGATCGAGGCGCGGGTGTACGGCTCGGGCAAGGGCACGCATTGCTTCGAGTGCCACACGTCGATGGCCGCGTTCCACCTGGCCGTCGAGCACCTCAACCGCATCCCCCACGCGCTGTGGGCGGAGCTGGCCGAGCGCCCGGACGCGGCCACGTTCGTGCCCGACTTCGTCGCGGCGTTCATCCGCTACCGCGTGCTCCTGGACGAGGCCGACGCGACCGAGCGGCGGCTGGCCGTGTCCCGCTCCCAGGCGGCCGCCCTGCAGGCGGCCCAGGACACGCTGGACGCCGAGACGGCGCTGGGGGTGGGGCGATGAGGCTCTCCACCCACCTGGCGTACGTGGTCGCGCTGCTGACGTTCCCGGCGTTCGCGTTCGCGGCCCCGTGGGCGGCCTGGCCGTGCGGCGCCGCGTTCGGGTTCCTGGCCGCCCTGTACGCCAACCGCGAGCGGGACGAGCGGGCCTGGCGCGAGCGGTGGCCGGGCGCGATCCGCGTGCCCCAGCGCGTGGCCGATCAGCCGAAGGGAGGGCGCCGTGCGAACCGCTGAGCGCATCGACCAGGTCGACGGGCCGGCGGTCGTCGGCCGGCAGTACCTCGTCCCGTGCGTCCGCCTCAACTGGCGCAAGGGGTGGTGGCCGGTGACCGGGCCGGAGCACGACGACGCCGAGTACATCGGCATCGCGCGGCGCCATTGGCACTACGACGTGCGCTTCCTCACCGCCCCGCAGTTGCGGCGCGTGTGGCCGGAGGGCGACCCGCGGCCGGCGGCCGCGCTGGCAAGGATCCTCTTCGCCGACGCGGTCGAGGGCGAGCCGGTCTGGCGGCGCCTGCGGTGCCGGCGGCCCATGCCCGACTTCCCGCTGGAGATGCTCGACTACCACGGCGACGTCTTCCACAGCCCGTTCGCCGCCAAGCTGGAGGACGCTTACGCCGGCGCGCGGCTCAAGCCCGGGTGCCGCACGTGCCCGCACCGGGGCGTGCCGCTGACGGGCCTGGAGGCGCGGGACGGCGTGGTCGTCTGCCCGGGCCACGGCCTGGCGTGGAACCTGACGACCGGCGAGCTGGCGCGGCGGGTGCCCGCCCGGGAGGTGACCCGTGGGCATGTTTAAGTCCCGCGAGGTGCCGCGCAAGGGCCAGAAGTCCCTCCCGTTCGCCACGCCGATGCAGCGGGCGCGGCGGACGCCGGCCGTGGTCGGGGCGGCCGGGGCGTGGCTGGCGATCCGCGTCCCGACCGTCGGCCTGCACCACAAGGGCCGGATGGTCGGCAAGCAGTTCTGCCCCCACGCCGACAAGCCCGAGCTGGCCGACGCGAAGAAGCTGTACGCCACCGCCCTGCCCCTGATCCCCGCCCCGATCGCCGGCCCGCTCCGCCTGCACGTGGACTTCGTGCTGGAGCCGAGCGGGAACATGGAGCCGTTCGAGGGGGTGCTGCCGTACACCGGCAAGCCCGACCGCTCGAACCTGGTCAAGGTGTTCGAGGACGCCCTGCGCCGCCAGGGGTGGATGCGCGACGACGCCGAGGTCGTCACCACCCCGGGCGGGAAGTGGGTCAGCTTCGACCGCGAGCGGCAGGGAGTGTGGGTCATCCTCTCGACCATCCTGCAGGTCGAGAGCTACCGCTTCGACAACAACCTCCTCGGCGCGTCCCGGGTGCCGTCGAAGGCGTACGTCGTCCCCAATCCCGGGTTCGTAGTCACCCCCCACCGATAGCACACAACCCCGGGCACGGCCCGGAGAGAAGGAGACCGTGATGGTAGCAACGACGACGAACGACAAGACGCCGGCGAAGCCCCTGAGCCCCGCCGAGCTGGCCGAGGAGCTGATGCGCATGGCCGACGACGCGGTCAGCTACAAGCTGGAAGACGAGCTGACCAAGGCGAAGGCCGCGATGGCCCGGGTGCAGGCCAAGGTCGACCGGGCCGGCGAGCGGAAGCTGCGGATCCTCCGCGCCCGGTCGGTCGAGGAGGCCCGGGCGATCCTGGACGAGAACGAGGCCGACGAGAACCTCAGGGCCCTGTGCCGGCGGTGCACGGGGTGGAAGCCGCTCCAGGAGGGCGGGGGCACCGACGCGCAGATCGTCGCCGTGCTCCAGGGGTGGCCAGACTACTCCTACGACGTGAAGATCCCGCGCGCGAGCCGCGGGTACTCCAAGGACGCCCGCGACCTCAAGGCCTGGGTCGACCCGGACAAGGACGAGCGGGGCAACGCGCACCTGCAGGGGGTGAAGCTGGTCGACGCCGTGCGGCGGGTGATGAACGTCCCCAAGCCCGCCGCGCCCAAGCCGACCACGCCGGCGAAGAAGAAGCCGGCGCCGGCCAAGAAGGGCAGCACCAAGGCCCCGGCCCCCGCGCCCGCGGCCAAGGCGACGCCCGACGACGGCGGCGGTGATGACGACGAGGCCGGCGGGGCGGGCGACTTCGGCGACGCTGAGGCCCAGGTGACGCAACCGGGCAAGCACCCGTCCGGCGACCCGAACGTCAACGAGAACGGCATTTACGTGCGGGGCGTGAAGCGGAGCCACCTGCCGATCCCCAAGGGCAAGCGGGCGCGCGTGAGCCTGGACGTGGCCAAGGGGGCCGACGGCCTGTACCGCGCGGCCAGCCATGTGGAGTGGGACTCGGAGAGCGGCTCGGGCTCGGGCGTCAACATCGAGTCCCCCGGGTACCCGACGGAGGACGCGGCCCTGGTGGCGGAGGCGGAGGAAATCGCCGACGGCTTCCGGAACCTGTTGAAGATCTCGAACGTGAGCAGCGGGAAGAAGACCAGCCACCGCGCGGGCCTGGCCGCCGTCGAGGCGTTCATCGAGAAGCGCAAGCCGGCGGCGGAGCCCGAGGCATCCGCCCCGCCCAAGCCTTCCGGCCACCGCCAGACCTGGGGCCAGTGGAGGGCGACGCTGCAGGGCGTCGGCGGGCCCGACCTGGGGATCACCGTCCCGGACAAGATCGTCCTCGACGAGCGGGAGCAGTTCTTCCTGGAGCGGTTCCGGGCGGGCCGCCGGCCGGCCGAGGCGCGGGACGCGTGGAAGGCCCGGCAGCCGGCCGGCGGCGCCGCCGCGGCGAAGCCCCTTCCGTCGGTCGAGGCGCTCGACCACCCGCAGACGCCGATCGACCTGCCGCCGGCGGAGATCCAGCCCGAGCCCGGGCACTACTACGACGCCGACCGCTTCGGCGTCACGCCTGAGCAGCTCGCCGCGAGCCTGGACGCGGTCGCCATCCACCCCCCGGGCAACCCCAACGACGGCAACCCGGCGCCCGACCCCGCGCGGATCGGCCGGCCGCTCAAGATCGCCGGCCGGTTCTGGGCCGCCGTCGGCGCCAGCGTCGAGCACCACCGCGTCACCTACCAGCTCGCCCCGGTGGTGCCCGAGGGGGAGACGATCGTGCTCTACGACAACTTCGACGACCTCCGCACCGACCACGACGACAACGACGGCCGCGGTTCGAGGGACAAGGCCCCCGAGGAGTACGACCTGGACGGCCTGGGCGTGGTCGACCCGTCGAACATGCGGTGGGTGGTCGCGCGCAACGAGATCTACCTGCGCGTGCCCCGCGACCCGGAGACGGAGGCCCGGAAACTCGACCCCGCCCGCGCGGCCAAGGCCGGCTTCGACCAGGCCCGCGACGCCGGCAAGCCGTTCGGCGAGGCGCTCCAGGCCGGCGTCGACGAGATCTTCAAGGCCCCCGCCGCCACCGACGACCCCGCCGTCGACGGCCGCGGGGTCTACGTCGCGGGCGTGCGGGAGGTCTGGGTGACCGGCACGGCCAAGGGCGACGGGGCCAAGGTCGTGATCCGCGTCGCGCGGGGCGCCGACGGGATGTACCGCACCGGGCACCTGCTCGAGTTCCCCGGCGCCCAGGCCTGGCAGGCCGACAGCGACGAGCCGGTCAAGGCCGCCGGGCAGGCCGCCGAGTCCGAGGCGTACGCGATCCGCGCGCGCGCCAACATCCTGATCAACCGGATCAAGGCGGCGCCGACGCCCGGCGGCAAGGGCGGCGCGTGGACGGCCGAACAGCGGCGGGTGTACGCGGCCGCGATCAAGGCCCTGGAGAACTTCATCGCCCACAACCCGGCGGCGCGGCTGCCGGGGCAGGCGAAGGCGAAAGCGGGGTGACCACCGTGGGACGCGACCGCCAACACGTGACGTTCACCGTCGGGCAGGGCGTGAGCTTCTGGCTCGGCGCCGACGGCCTGGGGCAAATCGAGGGCCTGCTGACAAAGCGGGTCGACGTGCTCTACCCGGCCGAGGGCCGCCTGTGCCGCGCCCGGGTCTCGGCCGACGAGTTGGCCCTGTGGCAGGACGCCCACCCCCTGCTGTTCGCCGTGTTCAACCCGTTCGCCCGGGGCGTGCTCCGCCGGCCGCGGGTCAAGGAGTACCGGGTCGTGCCCGGGCGGGCGCGGGTGCCGGGCGTGGCCGGCTGGGCCAGGCGGAGGGCCGCGTCGTGAGCGCCAAAGCGACCCGCTACGGCTGCAAGGACCCCGAGTGCGGGTACACGACGCTCCCGTCGACGATGGGCACGCCGTACGCGCGGTGCCCGTTGTGCGGGGGCGAGTGGACGGCCGACCCGCCCGCGCGGGTGCCGCCGCAGATGACCGTGCAGGAGTACGACCCCGCGACCGGCCGCGACGTCGGCAAGCCCAGGCCCGTCCCCCCGCACCTGGCGAGCCTGTACGCCGCCAAGTGCGCGGCCTCGCCGCCGCGGAGGCCGGGATGAGCGACCTGGCCCCCGGCGACCGCGTCCGGATCCGCCCCGACCGCCTGGCCGCGTGGTGCACGCTGCCGGCGACGGCCGCGGCCTGGCGCGACCGCCGCGGGACGGTCGACCGCCTGGGCAAGTGGCGGCCCGACCGGGCGTACGTGGTGTGGGACGGGTGCCGCACGGCGCGGGTCGTGGGCGTGACGTTCATCGAGAAGGTTGAGGACCAACAGGAAGGAGCTTCGTGATGCTGAAGGAAGTGACGATCCGGGCCGCCGACGGCACCACCCGGACGGCCAAGGTGCTGTTGGTGGTCGCGGAGACCGAGCCCGAGCTGGGCGAGTACGTCAACCACCGGCTGGGCGACGTGCTGTGCGGGTACCGCCCGCTCGACGGCGACCGCGTGGTGCACGTGCGGGACGTGGAGGGGGCGGCGGCGCCGCCGCCGGCCCAGCGCGACCCCGACCAGGACGACCAACAGCTTTGACCAGGAGACAGCGCGTGTCGATCGAATTCAGGTTTCGCTCAATGAGGGTCTGGGGCCGCAAGGCGACCGAGGAGCGGGTGAGCCGCTCGCCGTTCCTGCAGCCGCGTAAGCAGACGGCGACCGGCTGGCAGGCGCCGACGCGCATGCCGCTGACCCGCACGTACGCCGACCTGCGCAAGGAGCTGGGGCACCTGGGCGTCGAGGGCCAGGCCGTGCTCGAGATCGGCCTGCCCCCGTCGCAGATCCGCGTCGACGGCCAGCTCCGCGGCGACGCCCCGGCCCCCAAGCACCCGGGCATCATCCTCTCGGTCACGGCGAACATCGACGGGCGGGAGGTCCCGATGAAGTGGCAGTGCGACCACTTCACCGACTGGCGGGACAACCTCCGCGCGATCGCCCTGACGCTGGAGCGGCTCCGCCTGGCCGACCTGTACGGGGTGGCCCAGCGGTTCGAGCAGTACACGGGGTTCGCGGCCCTGCCGCCCGCCCTGGTCACCCCGCCGGCGATGAGCCTCGAGGACGCGGCCCGGTTCGTGGCCCGCGAGAGCGGGGGCGACCGCCCGGGCATGGCCGACCTGGTGCTGCGGTACCCCGAGTCGTTCAGTGCCTGCTACAAGGCGGCGGCCAAGCGCCACCACCCCGACGCCCAGCCGGGAAACGTCGCCACCCAGGACTGGCAGAAACTCCAGGAGGCCGCGGCCCTGCTGCGGAAACACCATGGGCTCTGAGACGCAAGCGAGGTTCGAGGACGTGCTGGAGGCCGCCAAGCGGGTGTGCGACGTCGACGACCCCGACGACCCCGGCGTGCGGTACTGCGCCCTGTGCCTGGCGTCGGCGATCGTCGGCGCCGACCGGGCGCGGGTGGCCGAGTTCACCGGGTACGACCGCGCCTTCGTCGACCCCGCGGCCGACCGGCTGGAGGCCGCGGGGGTCTGGCGGGACGGCCGCGTGCACGCGAACTGGTTCGCCGAGGACGAGGGCGGGCTGGCGCTGCTGATGGACAGCCTGGTCGCCCAGGGGCTGGCGACCCGGGCGCCGGTGCCGCCGAAGGGAGGCGCCGATGCCCGGTGAATTCTTCGTGACGGTCGACGGCCCGCGGGGCGAGGAGTGGGAGCGGGTGCTGGGGACGCGCCGCCTGCCCGTGCTCGCGCCGGTGCCCGTGCTGGTGGACCTGCACGACGCCGGGCGGGGCGTCGAGCCGTGCTACCTGATGGACGTGCGGGCGCTGTCGCCCGCCCAGCGGGACGGGCTGGTCGACCTGCTCGCCGAGCGGTTCGGGTACCCGCGGGAGGAGGTGTGGGAGGAGGTGCTGACCAAGGGCGTGCCGATCCTGGCCGAGGGGTGCGCGGTTGAGGTGAGGAGGAGGATGGTGCTGTGAACCTCGCCGGGAACACGTGGTGGACGGGGCGGTGCGCGTCGGCCGCGCGGGCGACGACGCTCGACGACCTGCAGCGGATGGCCGCCGAGCTCGACGCCGCCGCGCCCAAGTGGAGCCCCCTGCCCTACGCCTGCACGCGCTGCCGCCGGGTAAGCCCCGCCGAGCCGACCGACCCGCGGTACATCGTGCTCCGGCCGGTCTACGCCGCCCCGTGCGCGGGGCGGCTGCCACCCGGGCCGCCGATCGCCTACCTCTGCCGCGTGTGCTACGCCCTCCTGCAGGCGCGACTCAACCCGCCCCGCCCCGCACGACTCTGATAAATTGGGTAATTTCCGGCCCCGGTAGAATCCCCCACACGGTGGAGCGACGATCGGGCGGCGGGCTGGGGGCGGAGGTACCGGGGTGGCTGGTGGAGGCCATCACGGCCCTCGCACGCGCCCAGGCCCAGCGGATGCGGGGGTACTTCGGGCACTTCCACGACATCGGCGAGGACGACCAGGTGCAGGTCGCGGTGGTGGGCGTGCTGGCCGCCCTGGGCGGGTACGACCGGCGGCGCGGCCCGGTCGAGGGCGCGGGGGGCGACCGCCTGTCCAAGCCCTTCTCGACGTACGCGACCACGGTGATCAAGCGCCGGCTGATCGACCTGCACCGGGGGCGGTCCCGCCGGGCCGCCCAGGACGTGGCGATCGCGGTGTGCGCGGACGCGGTGGCGCGGGGGGAGGCGGGGGAGGTCCCCGAGCTGGGCGACGAGGAGCTGGCGGTGTGGCTGCGGACGATCCGGGTGACGGCGCAGCGGCGGGCCGGCCGGGCCACCGACGCGCCGCGGCGGCGGGGAAGGCCGCGGCGGTTCACCCCGGCCCAGGAAGTGGCGTGCGCGGCCCTGATGTGGCGGCGGGGGCTTTCGCCCCGCGGCGCGGCGGCCGAGCTGGGCGAGCGGCCGGAGCTGGCGGCCGCGATCGGCCTGCCGGGCGTGCCCAGCCTGCGGTGGCTGGCCGGCGTCGCGGATTTCTGCACGCGTTTCCCCCAGAAAGCGGCTACGGCGAATAACCGGCGGGCAACGGGCACGACGGGGCACGTCGGCCGCCTGCTGCCGTTCGTGGAGCTGCAACGGAGATCGGGCATGCAAAACTTGGTTCAGGGGGAGCTGCGGGACGTGCCGGCGCTGCTGCGCCTGGCGGACATCCAGGCGCGGGTCATCAACCTCTCGCGGTCGACCCTCGACCAGCTGATCGCGGCCAAGCGGTTCCCCGCGCCCGTGCGGCGGGTCGGGCGGCACCGGCTGTGGGCGCGGTCGGACGTGGAGGTGTGGCTGCGCACGCCCGAGCCCCAGGCGGCGCCGGCGGCCAAGCCCGCGGCCCGGGCGAATAACTGAGCGTGGCCAAGCGTCCCAAAAATCGCGAATTACGCGCGCCACGGCCGTCCCGGGCGGCGACCCGCACGGGGGCGTGGAAGGCGAAGTTCCTCGCCGCGCTGGCCGAGACGGGCAACGTGACCGAGAGCGCCCGCCGGGCCAACGTCGAGCGCCGCACCGCCCAGATTCACCACCAGGAGGACAAGGCCTTCGCCGAGGGGTGGGCCGAGGCCCTGGAGATCTACGCCGACTCCCTCGAGGCCGTGGCCGACCACCGCGCGACCCACGGGGTGGAGGAGCTCAAGATCTTCGACGGCCAGCCGGTGTTCGTGCTGCTGGACGCCCAGGGCCGCGTGAGCCCCAAGCCGTTCCTGCCCGGCTCGAAGGTGCCCAAGGGGTACTCGGTCGCCCCCGTGGTCGTGCGGCGGCCGTCGGACGCCCTGCTGATGAAGCGGCTGGCGGCCGTGCGGCCGGAGAAGTACCGCGAGCGAGTGCAGGTGACCCATGACAAGCCCGACGGCCCCCGAACCCCCGCTGAGCGAGCAAGTGAGGCGGCTGCGCTGCTTGCTGAGCTCCGCGGCGTCGTCGGCGTTGACCCCGGAGCAGCTCCGGCGGGCCCAGCGGTTCCTGGCTGACCACGCGGTCGAGGTCGCCGAGCTCCGCGCCAGCGGCAAGCAGCGGCGGTTCCAGGAGGCGTTCTTCTCGCGGCGGGACCCGGCCGACGGCCGGCCGCTCAACGTGTTCGTGGCCATGGGGGGCAACCGCTCCGGCAAGTCGATCGTGTGCGGGTGGATGTGCTTCGCCAAGTACCTGCGCGACCACGCCCGGAACGGGGACTGGTTCTGGACCGTCGCCCAGACCCTCGAGCGGAGCGTCGGCGGCATCCAGCAGGAGCTGTGGAAGGCCCTGCCCCGGTGGATGTTCGGCGCCCGCGGCAAGCGGTCGACCCACGCCTGGCGGACCGAGGCCCAGCACTGGGACGAGAAGATCGGCTTCGGCATGCACCGCAAGATCGTCCTGCCGACGGCCGACGGCGGGCAGTGCCTGGTCGAGTTCCGCTCGGCCGACCAGGCCCCCAGCACGTTCGAGCAGGCCAAGCTCTCGGGGGTGTGGTGCGACGAGCGGCTGCCGGAGGAGATCTTCAACCGCCTGATCCCCCGCGTGATCGACCGCAACGGCTGGATCCTCTACAGCGACATCCCCGAGCAGTTCTGGCACGTGACGCGGCTCAAGGAGGCCAAGCCCGACGCCGGGGTTTACTATCAGCACATGACCATGTACGACAACGAGGCGAACCTCCCGCCCGGGGCGATCCCCCGCGCGTCGGCCCTGATGACCGAGGACGAGAAGCGGCTCCGGGTCGAGGGCGAGCACGTGGTCATGGAGGGGCTGGTGTACAAGGAGTACTCCGAGGAGGCGAACGGGCACCTGGTCGACCCGTTCCCGATCCCGGCCGCGTGGCCGCGGTGGCGGGCGATCGACTACGGCGCCAGCGCCCCGACGGCCTGCCTGTGGCTGGCCATGAGCCCCAACGAGACGGCGTACCTGTACCGCGAGTACTACCAGGCGGGGCTCAGCGTGGGGAAGAACGCGGCGGCGATCGTGACGATGAGCGGGGGCGAGGAGTACCGCCAGACGCTGATGGACCCGCACGCGGTCGACCCCCCGCCGGTGACGTACGGGGCGGCCAAGACGATCGCCCAGCAGTACGCCGAGGCGGGCATCCGGTCGACTGGCTGGCCGTTCGTGCAGGTGATGGGGGAGCACTCGATGGTGCAGCGGGTCAAGTACCGCCTGGAGAACCGGACGCTGAAGGTGTTCCGGACGCTGACCAACTGCCGGCGGGAGTTCCGCTCCTGGAAGTACAAGACCGACAAGGACGGGCGGCCGCTGGCGGCCGACGCGTTCGAGAACGGCAACAACCACCTGCTGGACTGCCTCAAGGGGTGGCTGGGCACCAACCCGAGCTACGTGCGGGCGGGGGTGCGGGTGGCCGAGTGAGGCCGGGGGCGAATAACGCGGGCAACCCTTACCGAGGAGCACGCGCATGTACCCCAACGCCAACGCCCGCCACACGGCCCCCGCCCCCGCCAACGTCTGCACCGGCCCGGCCCGGCCGATGAACGTCGAGGAGAACGTCCGCGAGACCGCCAGCGTGCTGGCCGAGCTCAACCGCCGGCTGGACGCGATCGACGCGCTGGTCAGCGGCCCCCGGCCGACGGAGGGCGGCGAGAGCGACGGCTGCAAGCCCGCGGCCTACCTGTCGTGCACGGCCAACGAGAACCGCGTGCAGGCACTGCGGGCGCTCGACCAGGTCGAGCGGATCCGCCGCGCCCTGCTGGCGGGCGAATAACGCGGGCATGACCACCACCCCCACCCCGACCGACGACACGAACGCCCTGATCGAGCTGGCGGCCCAGAAGCTGGCGCAGATCAAGTCGATCGACCAGCAGTCCAAGCAGTACGCGGCGACCCTCGACGCGTGGGCCAAGCAGCGGGCGACGCTGGCCGCCGAGGTGGCCCAGCTCAAGGACGCCATCAAGGCCGGCACCGCCTGGCCCGCCCCGGCGCCCGCGGCGACGACCGACCCGGCGCCCGCGGCCGCGGCCCAACCCCAGCCGCAGTTCTGACCGGCCCGGCGAATAACGGCCGCATGATCAAACCCACCGTCGGCCGCATCGTCCACTTCCACGCCGGGCGCGGCGACCGCTCCCCCGGCCAGCCCTACGCCGCCATCATCACCCACGTCTGGTCGGACACGCGCGTGAACCTGTGCGTGTTCGGCCCCGACGGCCGCCCCGAGCCGCGCACGAGCGTGATGCTTTGGCAGGAGGAGGGCACGCCGCCGCCGTCGTACCTGGAAGATCAGTACTGCACGTGGATGCCCTACCAGAAGGGCCAGGCCGCCAAGGCCGACGCCGCGGCCGCCGAGCAGCCCGCCCGCCCCGCCGGCCGCCTGGCCACCCTCCGTCGCCTGGTCGACGACGCCCGCCAGCTCGCCGCCGGCGGCCTGCACGCCAACTGCGCCGACCCGACCGCCGACGCCGGCACGCTGGGCGTGCTGGTCGACGCGGTCAAGTACCTCAACCTCGCCGCCAAGGAGCTCGAGCAGGCCCCCGACTTCGTCGTCGGCCACGGGGCCGCGTTCACGAGCGGCGGCGAATAACCCCCGCGTCATGGGCGCCGGGCTCACCCTCATCGTCATTACGGCCCTCCTCGCGACCCCGGTCGGCGTGCTGATTGGAGCCGCCGCCGGGGCCGGGTTGACCTACCGGCTGATGAAGGGCCTCGCGCCCCTGCCGCCGATCCCCGCCGGCCTGACCCGCCGCCGCAAGGTGAGCGTCGTCGAGCCCGGCCAGGACGCCGCCGGCAAGCCCCACCGCCCGCCGTTGCCCGACGTCGGGGCCTGATCACCACCACCGCACCGCGCAGAGGAGCCACCGCCAATGAACCGAGCCGTCGAGAAGATCGAGGGGGACGAGAGCCACGACATGATGACGTTCACCTTGGAGGGTGAGCGCGAGTACCAGGAGTACGCGCGGGTCTTCCCCGACCCCCTGCCGTCGACCCACCGCCTGGCCTACCGCTGGGACGAGAACGACCGCGGCCAGCGCGTGCTCAAGGTGCGGGTCGTGCCCGTCCCCGCCGGCGGCCCGGGCAAGCAGCCGCCGGCTCCCCCGGCCACGCCGACCAACGACGGCACGCCCAACGACCGCGCCGCGGCGACCGAGGCCCGGCGGAAGGAGCTCGACGCCAGGACCAAGGCCGACCTGCAGACCCTCGGGGCCGAGCTCGGCCTCGACCTGGTCGACGCCCAGACCAAGGCCCAGATGGTCGCCCTGATCCTCGAGGCCGAGGCGAACAAGGCCGCCGCCGCCGCCAAGAAGTAGCGCCGGCCACCCGATCCAGTGCGGCGGGTGAGCCGTGAGAGCCCGACAGCACCGCGGGATCATCGACCCGGCCGGCCCCACGAGCCGCCGGGCCCGCAACTCCAAGCCCCGCCGGCCGGCCGGGGCGCGATCCACGGCGCCGGCCGCGAACCACACGAGGAGCCCCATGCTTCGATTGCTGACCGGTTTCCTGATCGTCGTTGTCAACTCGTGCGTGCTGGGCTACGTCGTCGGCCGGATGCACTCCGCCAGCCCCCTCTCGCTCAACTTCGACAACGGGGTGATGTGCGGCGTGGCCTACGCGCTGGGACTGACCGTTGGAAGCTATTTAATGGGCTCCGGCCTACGAGCAGTCGGGACCGGGGATTGACCCTCCGCCGGACACCCGCGACGCCGCCACCCGCCGGTGGCGGCGTTTTTCTTGCGCCCGCGAATAACGCCCGCGGCATGACCACCCTCCCCCAACTCCCCCCCATCGGGCAGATCGGCCCCGCCGACCACGCCACCGTGATCACCTTCCTGCAGGGCCTGGCCCAGGAGGCCCAACTCGAGCTGTCGAAGTGGTCCCGCCTGGTCGACGACAACCGCCGGTACTTCCACTGGGGCGGCCCCGACGAGCCCGACGACGACGAGGTCCGCGTCAACGACATCCAGAACGACGTGATCGCGATCACGGACCTGCAGACCAAGGAGCCCGCCCACCCGACCCTGGAGCCCGTCGAGACCGGCGAGCCGGGCGAGTGCTACTGGGCCGGGCCGCCCGCCGTCGGCGAGGCCCTGGGCCTGGCGGCGCAGCAGGTGGGCGAGTGGCTCGACGAGGGCGGCCAGGTGCGCCCGCCCCTGCCGATCGACCCGGACCGGGCCGACGACCTCCGCGACGCCGTCGCCGCCGGCGGGATCCCCACCGGGGCCGTCGACCCCGTGACCGGCCAGCCGCAAGTGCAGCGGCTCAAGGAGCGGTGGCTGGTGCAGGTCGACGACCAGCTCGTCGCCGACACGTACCAGAGCCTGTTCGACGTCTACTGGCGGCGGAGCGGGACGGACCTGTGGAACCGCCAGAACCTGCTGAAGAACAACGTCCAGGGGTGGGCGTGGGGCTTGCTCGAGTTCGACGAGACCCGCCAGCGGTTCGCCCTGCGGCACCTGTCGGTCAAGCAGGTGCTGGTCGACCCGACCGTCGCCGACATCGCCGACGCGGCCTACGCGGGGGTCAACCTGGCCATGGACGCCGGCGAGGCCAAGGCCCTCTACCCCCACCTGGCCGACGTGATCGACGAGAACGCCCAGCAGGGCGCCCCGGCCCGGTTCGACGCCTCGACCAGCTACGGCGGGGCGTTCGACGACGTGAACTTCCAGCGGGGGATGGTCGCCCTGTCGGTCTGGTGGCTGCGCAACCACGCCTGCCCGTACACGCCCGAGCAGGCCGTGGCGCTGGGGCTGGTCGAGCAGCGCGAGGTTTCCGCCGGCGCGGTAGGGTCGGACGCTGAGGAGATCGATCATGGCTTGGGAACCGATCCCGGGAACGAAAATGGAGCGCTGGGCCAGCCGGTCGCCGGAGGAGCGGCTGGAAATCCGGGAGTGGGCGGACGAGCAGAGCTGGGAGACGCCGACGATGCCGCTGCTGGCGCCGACGATCGCGGGGGTCCGGGTGAGCCCGGGGGACGAGCTGTGGATGAGGAGGGAGCTGCGCCTGTGGTTCCAGCAGGCCAGGGGCTGGCGGCCGACGCTGGAGGAGACGCGGGAGGCGCGGGAGAGGAACACGAGCCGCCGGCGGGCGCGGATGGCGCGGCGGCCGCCCCTGCTGCCGCTGCGACCCGCGTCGGCCTCTTCCTGGCCGGCACGGACGAGGAGGTCACCCCGCTGACGCGCGCGGACGGGGACGGCGTCGACGCCCCCCACCCCAAGTGGCCGACGTACCCGTGCATCCGCCAGATCACCGTGATCGCCGGCTCGGTGGTTGTCGACGACGCGCCCTGCCAGCGCCTCGACATCCCCCTGCTGCACAACGTCTGCATCCCCGTCCTCGACCGCCCGTACGGGATCGGCGAGCCGTTCCGGCTCAAGACCCTGCAGCGGGCCCGGAGCAAGGCCCTGGGGACGATCGTCGAGCACGGCCAGTACTTCGGCCGGCCGATGATGGCCGTCCCGGCGTCGATCGCCGCGGCGCTCGAGGAGGAGTACGGGGACGCCCGGGCGGCCGCGGGCAAGACGCTGATCGTCGACGACGCCCTGTGGCAACAGCTCGGCGGGAAGATCGAGGCCGTCTTCGACCCCCCGCAGACCCCGCCCGCGCTGATCGCCCTGGTCGGGATGCTCAAGCAGGAGACGACCGACCAGTCCGGCAACACCGACGTCCTGGAGGGCAAGACCAGCCCGGGCGTCACGGCCGCCAGCGCGATCAACCTGCTGCAGCAGGCCGGCGTCTCCCAGATCGGGTTCAAGGCCAACCGCACGGCCGACATGGTCCGCCGGCAGGGGGAGCTGATGCTGCACGACCTGGTGCGGTTCCTCTCCGTCGACGACGTCGCCCGCGTGGTCAGCCGCTACCCGCGGCACGTGCTGGAGGCGATCGTCGAGCGGGCCCGGCGGATCGAGTGGGACGTGTCGGTCGAGGTGTCGGCCGGCAACGGGGCGATGCAGGCCCAGAAGCGGCAGGAGGCGATCGAGAAGCGCAAGGCGGGGGCGATCAGCCTGGAGTCGCTCCAGGAGGCCCTGGGCGTCGACCCGCGGCTGGAGAAGCGGCGGATGGGGCAGGAGGCGGCGGAGCAGCTCCAGGCCCAGGCGCAGGCGGCGGCCCAGGTGCAGGGGGCGGGGGCGTCGGCGCCGCCGCCGCCGGCTTGAGCGTGCCGCGCGCGATCCATTCGGGGTCGACAACGATCGGCGCGATCAGGGGGTTGTTGTCCTCGCACACCCACCACCGGCCGCGCGGGGCCGGCGGTTCGTCCAGCACGGGGCTCAGAAACGTGTAGGACTTCCCGTCCACGTCGATCGTGCACCCGACCCTCGGCCTCTGGCTCATCCCCGCCACTCTACCGCCTGCGCCGAATAACCGTCGCGTCCTTCAACCCCACGAGGAGCGACGCACGCATGCGCAACCGACACCGCAACGCGATCCGGATGATCGGCCTGGCCGCCATGGCCGGCCTGGGCCTGCAGTACAACAACCCCACGACCGGGGCCGGCGACGGCCCCGCCGGCGGCGGGGGGGGCGGCGGCGGGGGCTCAGGGGGGTCGACCCCGCCGCCGCCGGCCAAGGCCCCGGCCCCGATCCCCGACACGACCGTCGAGCAGGACCTCGACCTGGCCGACCTCGACCGCCTGGCCGACCTCGACCGCCTGGCCGACGACGGCGGCGCGGCCGGGGGTGACGACGGCGACGGCGCGGGGGAGGGTGAGGAGGGAGCCGCGGGCGACGGCGGCGACGCCGGGGAAGGTGCGGCCGACGGCGAGGGCGAGGGCGGCGCCGCGGCCGAGGGCGAGGGCGAGGGGGACGCGGACCAAGGCGAAGAGGGGGCGGCCGCGGCGGAGGGCAAGGACGCCACCGCCGGGGCCGGCCAGGGGAAGGAAGCCGACGGCGACGCCGGCAAGGACCCCGCCGGCGACGGCGCCGGCGGCGCGGATCCGGCCGCCACGGAGGCGGCCCGGCAGTTCGCCCAGCGCGTGCGGGCCTTCCAGACCGGGTTCTCGACCCTCAAGGCCAAGCTGGCGGAGAAGGACCCGGCCAAGGCCTTCGACCCGGTCACCGACGGCGAGGCGTTCGCCCGCACGCTCCTGGAGGGCTTCGAGCTGCTCGACGCCCGCCTGTCGGAGGTCAGCGGCACCGTCACCCAGCAGCGGCAGGCCGCGGCCGCCGAGGACTTCTGGTCGACCTGGGGCAAGACCAACGCCGACGTCGGCGCCGCCAAGGCCCGCTCGGTCTGGCACGAGGAGGTCGCGGCGGCCCGCAAGAAGTACCCCACGGCCTCGGCCGAGACCCTGCAGGCCGTCGCCCAGGAGCGGTGGGAGAGCCGCGTGAACCTGATCCGCGCCCAGGCCAAGGCCGCCGCCAAGGGCAAGGGCGGGGCCAAGCCGGGGGCGCCCGCGGCCGCGAAGCCGGGCACCCCGCCGCGGCCGCCGGCGACCAAGGGCGGCGGCGCCGTGATCCCGCGGGCGGCCGCCGGCACCGGCACCCGCCCGCCGGCCCCGGCCAAGCCCCGCAGCGTCGACGACCGCCTCGAGGCCGGCGAGTACGGCAACCTCGCGGCGCTCGTCTGAGCGGGCCGCGGGGGCGGCGGCGAATAACGGCGGCGACACCACCAGCACACGACCCCGGACGCGAGGAGGAACGCGAAAGGGCGTGCACCGATGGCTGACAGCGCAAAGATCCGTTCGGGCCTCGCGGGCCTGATGCAGGACCACCTCTCGGACAAGGCGGTGAGCCTGCTCGTGAACACGATGCCGTTGATCTACTTCCTGATCAACCGCGACGGCAACAAGGCCACCAACTTGAAGGGCACCGGCAACGGGGCCCCGGGCTTCTACGGCCTGGGCCGCTTCGCCACGGGCTCGCTGTTTTCGGGCGTGCCGGTCTCCAAGACCCGGCGCGAGCAGATCCTGAACAGCGACAAGTACATGCCGATCGTCAACACGATCCTGCCGCCCGCGTCGGACGGCAAGGTCGCGACGATGACCGACACCATGCCCACCCGGGCCAACGCCACCACCAACACCACCTCCAGCCGCTTCGTCCGCCCCTTCTTCAAGTGGGTCGAGCGCATCGACCCCATCCTGGTCTGGAAGAAGGAGATCCGCCGCACCAAGAAGGCGGCCGCCAACGAGAAGGCCGCCAGCGTCGCCGTCGGCGACCTGTTCAAGAGCGAGGCCGAGCAGGTGATGACCACGCACCTGCAGTGGTGGAACGAGCAGTTCTGGGGCACGAACGGCGCGGCGGGCGCCCCGTCCAACGTCGACGCCGACGTGTGGGACGCCAACTACAGCCTGCGCAACGCGAACAAGGCCGACAACGTCTACGGCGGCGTCGACCGCTCGATCGCCGGCAACGCCTGGTGGCGCGGGAATTACGACAACGTCGCCCGCCCGCCCGTGTTCGAGGACCTGATCAACGACGCGTGCTTCGTGAAGGGGATCGCGAAGAAGGGCCAGGGGGCCGAGCTGGCGCTGTGCAGCGTGCTGGACTTCCCGGTCTTCTGGGCCGAGGTCAAGGCCAAGGGCGGGCAGATCTACTACGACGGCCTGCCGGACATGGGCGAGGTCGGCTTCAAGCGGCCGGTGTTCCGCTTCAACAACACGTTCTGCACGTTCGACCCCGAGTGCCCCCAGGGCGACCTGGCCGTGCTCAACCTCTCGACGTGGACCGTGGCCGTCAGCCCCGACGCCAACTTCACGGTCGACGACGCCTTCGACCTGTCGAAGACCGACGGCGGCAAGGACGCGATCAAGAGCCAGATCCGCACCGAGATGATCGTGGCCAACGAGGCGCCCGGCCTCAACGTGTACTACGACAACATCCAGCAGGGGTGAGCCCCGCCGCCCCCGCCCGCGCGTAGCGAGATACCCCAGAAACGGGCGGCGGGCCCGGCCAGCCCGGCCCCCCGCCCACAACGAACGACGACCGCAAGGACGGCCCCACCATGGCACTCGCAAAACAGAAGTCCCGGCTCCGCCAGATCCGCGCCGCCCAGAACGGCTACACGGAGGTCAACGGGATCGCGCAGTTCAACGCCCAGGACGCCAGCGGCGAGCTCAACTGCCTGCTGCAGAACGTCGAGGACTTCGTGGCGTTCCCGATCGGCCCGGTCGCGGCCGACGAGTCGATCTACCTCGACGAGGCGGCGCAGGTGAACGCCGACAGCCTGATGATCTCCCGCCCGGCGTCCAAGACGGTGACGGTCACCCGCACCGGGGCCGCGAAGACCGCCGGCCTGTACTTCGCCTTCCGCTACCGCGGGTACCTGCTCCTGATCGGGATCCTCCTCGCGGGGCTCTTCGGGGGCGGGTGCAGCGAGTACGCCACCGTGCGGGACGCCAAGACCGGCGACACGGTCTACGGCCCGGCCCCGGTCGTCCGCGACGCCGCCGGCGTGGCCCACGACGCCAAGACCGGCACCACGCTCCCGGCCGCCAACCCGGCCACGGGCAACGGCGTGACGACCACGACGGACAAGCAGCTCGACCCGGACAAGGTCGAGCAGGTCGGCGGGGCCGTCGTCGGCGTCGCGGCCGACGCCGCGACCGTGGCCGGCGGCCCGACGCTCGGCGACGCGGTCAAGGTGCTGGGCGGGGCGGGCGTGGTGCTGCTGGGCAACTACCTCCGCAGCCGGCGTAAGCGGCCGCCCCCGGCCGGCGGCCGGCAGACGCCGACGGCGGCCATCGTCACCGACCCCCTCGCCCCGCCCCAGTGATGTCCGACGCACCGGACCAACCCGCAACGACCAAGGAGGGCGGGCGCATGAAGTTAGCCCCGCTCCTGGGCCCGGCCGTGCTCGGCGCCGTCGCCAGCCGCACCGCCGACTTCCCCCTGCCCGAGGCCCTCAAGCTCGCCCGGGACTGGGGCATCGTGGTCGTGCTGATCTGGCTGATCTGGTACGGGGTCACCGTGTTCGTCCCCCGGATGGGCCGCCAGCAGGCCGACACGATCAAGGCCCTGGCCGACCGGTTCGGGGAGGAGCTCAAGGCCGAGCGCGACCAGCGGCAGGCGATGCAGTCCCGCGTGGTCGACCTGCTGGAGAAGCACCTGCCCAAGGAGTGACCCGCCCATGCCCCAGCTCCACACGATGCCCGACAACCACGCCGAGGCCGTCGCCCCCAGCGACGCGGCGGACCTGCCCAAGGGCAAGACCAAGGCCCTGTGGGTCGGCGGCGCCGGCAACCTCAGCGTCGACATGGCCAGCGGCGCGACGGTCCTGATCAGCGGCGTCCCCGCCGGCACCCGCCTGCCCTTCTCGGTCAAGCGCGTGCGGTCGACCAACACTACCGCGACGCTGATCCTCGCCGTCTACTGAGCCGCCCGGCGGCGAATAACGCCGGCATGAACCCCAAGCCCCCGCTCAACGTCAACGGCGTGCGGTTCGAGCGCCCGCGGCCCGTGCCGGTCCCCCACGCCCTCCAGGTGCGGCCCGAGGACCACGCGCGGTACCACAAGGTCACCGGCGCGTGGGGCCGGCACGTGACGACGTTCACGCCCGGCCAGATCGAGGACGGCGCGGACTTCGGCGACGCCGACGGCTACGACCTGCGCCCGTTCGCCGAGCGGCACCCGCTGCTCAACGCCCTGGGCTGGCTGCTGGTGCTGGCGATCGGGGTGATGGTCGGCACGTTCCTCCTGACCCTGTTCCTGGGCCCGCGGGCCTACGGGCAGGCCCTGCCGGCCACGCGGCCCGTGCGCTTCGGGGTCTACAGCCAGCGGCTGGACCTCCTGCCCCAGTGGCGGGCCCTGGGCTTCACGTTCTACTGCTACTCCGAGCTCCAGGGCGGCAAGGTCGACCAGCGCACCTACCGCAAGACCGCCGCGGCCGCGGGGTGGGACTACTTCGACACCTACCTCGACGACGACGACGCGGCCGACCCGCACCTGCTCGGCTGGCTCCCGCGCAACCACGACGAGTGGAACCGCCGCCGGCCCCCGCTCGCCCCGATCAAGGACGAGATCGCGAAGCTGGCCGCCCTCAACGCCCGCACCGGGGCCAACAAGCTGATCCTGGTCAACGCCGACGGCATGGGGGTGACGGCCGCCCTGTGGGAGAAGCCGCCGTACAACGGCGTGGCCAACGGCGAGCGGGAGGTCCTGACCGCCGGCCCCACGGCCTGGAGCCTGGACTGGTACCCGGTCGTCAACACCGCCGCCGACACGCCCGACCAGGTCGCCCGCCGCCCGATGTACCTGCCCGCCCAGGGGCTGTGGCGGCTGGCCACCTGGGGCCAGGCCTGGCGCGTCGCCCCGCGGGCCCGGCTGGTGATCCTCGAGGCCAATAAGGGGTACAAGTCCCCGCTCCGCGTCACGCCGGCGCAGATGGCCGAGCAGCTCGAGTACGTGATGGGCGACCGGCCCTTCCCGATCCCGGACGCCAACGCCAAGCCCCTGAACGTGCAGAGCCGGCTGGCCGACATGGTCGTCTACTGGACGGCCAACGGGCAGGACGGACCGGGCTTCGACTGGGACACGACCACGCCCGAGCAGCGGGACATGATGCGCCGGCTCATCGCCCGCTACGGCGGCAACCCGGCCCTGGCCGCGGCCCTGGCCGAGAACGCCGCCCTCCGCGCCGACCGCGACGCGCGGGCCGCGGCGATCGAGGCCGTGCGGCGGATCCTGGCCACCCAACCCACGACGACCGGGGGGAACTGACCACCATGAACACCTTCCTCGCCCGCGCAAGCCTGTACCTGTCCGACCACACCGACGCCGAGCTGGTGGCGATGTGGGCCGCGCCGCAGACCGACCGGCTGCGGCCCAACACGTTCGTCCGCTTCCGCACCCTCTACGCGATCGTCCCGGCGATCGACGTCAAGGGGATCAAGGACCGGATGCTCGCCACCTACCAGGCCCTGCTCCAGTCCACCGACCCGGCCCTGCTGGCGCTGGGCGACCAGCTCCAGGCGACCTACGGGTACATGATGGGCCAGCGGGAGGACGACGGGATCGACGTCGGCCGCCCGACCGTCCGGGTCGTCGCCCGCGCCCTGACCCAGCCGATCGTCCCCAGCGTCGCCGCGGTCATCCCCGACGCGGCCACGCTCGACGCGATCCTGGCCCCGGGGGGGAGCGAGTACACCTGGCTCCAGGAGGACGGCCTGGGCGACCAGGAAGCCCACTTCGCGGCGGCGCGGGTGGCCAAGGCCCGGCTCGACGCCGTCGCGGCGAGCGGGCCGGCCCTGGTGGCGTGGCAGGACGCAGAGGTGGCGAAGGTGCAGCAGTGGGCGGCCGGCGGGTTCGCGGGGGATCTGGCGGCGCTGACCCCGTTCGCGTACCCGGCCGGAGGTCAGTAGGTGATCCTGACCGGCGGCAACCTCGGCCGAAGCGGCGTCCTCACGGGCGGGCGGCTCTCCCGCGCGGCCGTGGCGGCGGCCGGCGGGTCGTCCTCCCTCCTGACCGGGCTCGTGTCCTACTGGAAGATGGACGAGGCCAGCGGCACCCGCAACGACAGCGCCGGCACCAACCACCTGACCAGCAACAACGGCGTCGCCCAGGTGTCCGGCAAGCTCGGCAACGCGGCCGGGTTCACCGCCGCGTCCAGCCAGTCCCTGAGCATCGCCAGCAACGCCACGATCCAGTTCAACGACGCCGACTTCACGTACGCCGGGTGGGTGTGGTTCGACGACCTGACCGTCAGCTTCCAATTCCCCTTCGTGCTCGGCAAGGGGCCGAACGGCTCGGACGAGGTGGAGCTCTTCATCGACGGCGGTACGCCGACACTCGCGTGGCGGGTGAACGGCTCCGCCCTCGTCGAGAAGGCCTTTTCGGGCACGGGGGCGTGGCTGTTCTTCGAGGCGTGGCACGACCACACCAACGACCTCATCGGCATCAACATCAACAACGGGACGGCCGTGACCGGTGCCTTCGCGGGCGGCATCACGTACAGCGGCGGGGCGCTCTACGTCGGCGCCCGCCCCAACCCCGACCTCTACCTCAGCGGACGGGTCGACGGGTTGGGGCTGTGGAGCCGCCTGCTGACCAGCGCCGAACGCGCCGCCCTCTACAACTCGGGCGCCGGGATCGATTATCCGTTCTAGTGGGAGCTTCGGGTAGATGAGCTTTCGTGGCATCGACATCCGCAGCAGCGGCGACCGGGTCATCGTCCGGGCCTTCCTGCTCGACTCCGCCAACGCGATCGTCACCGCGGCCGGGGCCACCCTGCGCCTGTACGAGGTGCAGTCCGACGGCTCGCTCAAGAGCTACGACTTCTCGAGCAACACGTTCAAGACCACCGGCCTGACGACGGAAACCGCCAGCCTCACCCACCGGCAGGGGAACAACAACACGACCAACACGGGCGTGCACACGTACGCCCTGACCACGGTCAGCGGGTTCACCCGCGGCAACGTCTACCTGGCCGTCGTCGACCACGCGAGCGCCGTCCCGACGCGGCAGGTGCGGGAGTTCCAGTACGGCGAGGGCGAGGGGGACTTCACGGTCGACGCCAGCGGGCAGGTGACCGTCGGGGTCAACAACGACAAGGGCGACACCGTGCTGGCCGGCACGCAGTCGTTCGACAACGCCGGGCAGACCGCGAACCTGCCGGTGAACGTCAAGGCGTGGAAGGACACCGCGGTCGACACGTACGCCAACGACGTGCAGGCGGCGGCGGCCAGCGCGGCCTCGGCCAACAACAAGGCCGGGGCCAACCAGACGACGCTGACCGGCGTCGTGGCCAAGCTCGGCAACCCGGCCAACGTCAGCCTGGCGAACGACATCGCGGCCAACCTCGCCGCGATCCAGAACATCCAGAAGAACACGTTCATCGGCACCAACGTCCCGCCCGTGCTCGAACTGCCCGACGCCGGGAGCGAGGCCGTGGCCCTCACGGTGACCTTCGCCGACGAGACCGGCGCCCCGGCCGACATCGACGCCGGCGCGTCGCCGACCGTCGTGCTGGTCAACAACGCCGGCACCAGCCGCGCCGGGCGGCTCAGCGCGTGGGCGCACCCGGCCACGGGCAAGTACACGGCCACGTACACCAGCACGGCCGGGGACGCCCTGGAGACCCTGCACTGGGAGTTCACCGGGACGGTCAACGCCAAGCTCCGCCGGCACGTGCTATCCACCCAGCTCGTCGACACGACGGCCGTCGACTACACGTCGGCCGACCGGACCCGGGACGCGCAGACCGCCAGCGACGTGGCCGCGATCAAGCTCAAGACCGACAACCTGCCGGCCGACCCGGCCGACGCCAGCGACATCGCCGCGGCGTTCAACACGGTCAACGCGTCGCTGACGACGATCTCCGGCTACGTCGACACCGAGGTCGCCGCCATCAAGCTCGTCACCGACCACCTGGCCACGGCCCTGGAGACCGTCGGCGGCGGGGTCTACCGCTTCACCGCGCCGGCCCTGGCCCAGGCCCCGGCCGGCGGCTCGGGCTCGGGCGGGGTGGCCGGCCCCGGCTCGGACGTGTGCACGCTGACCGTCACCCGCCCCGACGGCGTCACCCCGATCGCCGACGCCGACGTGTGGCTCACGGCCACGGCCGGCAGCCCCACCCCGGCCGTCGCCGGCACGCGCCAGACCGACAGCAACGGCCGCGTGACCTTCCTGCTCGACGCGGGGGCGACCTACTACCTCTGGGCCCAGAAGGACGGCGAGCAGGACGTCCGCGGGCTGGCGTTCGTGGCGGAGGCCGACTGACCATGGGCAACCAGTTCACGATGACCCCGGCCGCCGCGCCGGCCCAGGGGATGACCCTCCAGGAGGCCCGCAAGTGGGTCCGCTTCTACGCCCGCGACGCCGCCGGGTCGAAGAGTGCCTACCAGGACGAGGACGTCGACCGCGCCCTGGCGGCCGTCGGCGAGCAGTTCTGCCGGGTGACCACGTGCAACCGCCGCGCGGACTCGGTCGCGATCGCCGCCGGCGACGCGGCGGTCGACCTGGCGAGCCTGGGGGCGGGCTTCCACCCCGAGCGGGTCGTGTCGGCGATGGTCGTCGGCTCGGCCTGCGCCCTGCGGCGGCCGACCTGGGCGGACCTGCAGCGCAAGGCGGCCGAGTGCCCCGCCCCGGGCCGGCCGGCGGAGATCGCCTGGGAGGCGCCCGGCGGCGCCCAGGTCTGGCCCACCCCGGACGCCGACTACACGCTCAAGGTGCAGTGGTGGGAGCCGTTCACGACCTGGACGCCCGGGGTGGACGACGCGACGGCCGCGACGATCACGCTCAACTGCCGGCCGGACTACCTGGTGCAGTGGCTGCCGTTCGGGCCCACGGCGATGCTGCAGCACAACGAGCCGGACATGGCCTACGCCAGCGAGAGCTGGCAGAAGTACCTGGCCGTGGAGGCGAAGCTCCGGGGGGCGGGGGCGCTGGGGGCGCGGACGCTCACCCGGCGCAAGGCGTGCTGGTAGGATCGCCCGCCATGAACGAGCCCGCCCGCCCGGCCCCGATCCGCATCGAGATCCCACCCGCGCCGCCGCCGCCACCCTCGCCCGCCCAGCGGGCCGCCGCCGTCACGATCGCCGCCATCCGCGAGGCGGGCATCGACCCGCGCAAGGCCGCGGACGTGCCGATGATCCGCCAGCTCGTCGCCGAGTGGCTGCACGGCCGCCAGAGCCGGGCCACGTTCATCGACTGCTGCCGCAAGGTCGCGATCCTCAACCCGTCCCTGCTCGCCTGACCGCCGACGGCCCCCGCGCGTGCCCGGCCGGCGAATAACCGGGCACGATGAGCCACCAGAAGGGCCGCAACGCCGGCGTCACCGGCCTGGTCGACATCTCGGGCACGCCGGCGTTCACGGTGCGGGTCGCGAAGTTCAGCCGCGCGACCGCCACCGGGGCCGTCGTGCGCACCAAGCGGGGCGACACGTTCAAGCGGATCCGCCAGTCCACCCCCGGCAGCCAGCTCCTCCTCTGGGGCACGGTCAGCCAGGACGGCTTTCCCGAGCCCGAGAGCCTCAAGGGCGCCGCCGGCACGATCGAGCTGCAGTGCGGCCGCGCGACCAAGCAGACGCTCGCCGTCGTCGTCACCCAGGCCACGGTCTCCTACGCCCTCAAGGGGGAGGACGTGTGGGAGATCGCCCTGGTCTGCGAGGTGACGGCCAACCCGGCGTACGACGGCTTCGGGGGCACGCAGACGCCGGCCGCCGCCGACCCGGCCCTGGACGCGGCCGAGACCCACGAGGGCGCGACCAAGCACGTCGACCCCGACGCCATCCAGGACAACGACACCCGCCGGTACGACGTCGAGGGCCTGGCCGACCTGGACGCGGCCGAGGCCACGTGGGTCACCAACACGATCGCCGACGCGGTCGCCACCCGCGCCGGGATGAAGGTGCGGGGGGCCGACTTCGCCCGCACCGACCACTGGGGCGGGGTGCTCACGATCCAGTTCGCGCGCACGACCACCGGCGAGGACCTGGTCAACGAGGCGAGTTCCAAGACGCTCGACCCGCAGAACCTGGCCAGCCAGGCGACGACGGCCGCCCTCAACGCCACGCCCCCCACGCCGACCGGGGCCGCGTTCAAGGCCCGGGGCACGTCGACCCGGGAGGTCAACGACGGCGTCACGCTGCAGACCACCGCCTGGGGCCTGACGGACACCCGGGACGACGCGCAGAACCCCCGGATCACCACCACCGCCGATCCCGAGTCGATCGACGACGTCGCCGTCCGCGCGCAGGTCTGGGCCACGTCGGGCGCCGCGCCCGCCCTGCCGGCCGACGCCCCGGCCAACAACGTCAAGCTGCTGGGGGTGACCGACCTGCCGCTCAACGACGGCGAGCGGCTCCGGGTCTGGGCGTACGGCGCCAAGAGCAGCCGCGACGAGCTCGTGCTCCCGCAGACCGAGACCGTCGACGACGCCAACGGCCTGGCCGGCAGCGCGATCCGCGCCTACCTCGACGGCGAGGCCGCGCCGGCCGGCCCGGCCGGCCTGGTCTACCGCACGACCCGCACCACCCCCGTCACGGTCGGGCTGGGGGTCAACCGCACGCTGTACGTGGACGTCTACGGGGTGCGCACGACGGCCCAGGACGTGCTCTTCCCCCGCACCCGCGCCCAGGCCGACGCCGCGGCGATCGATCAGGAGACGCTGATCCCGGTGCTGTACGCCGCCGGCGGGAGCCCGGTGGCGCCGGCCACGCCCGCGGGCATGGTGCTGTACGACAGCGTCGACACCCCCGAGACCGACGGCCGGCAGTGCCGCGTCTACCGCTACCGCTTCGTCGACCGGCAGACCGAGGCCGAGCGGGCGCACACCGAGTCGAGCGTCGACGCCAGGGCCCTGCGCTCGACGGCCCGGATCGCCGCCCTGTACGACTCGGCCGGCGGCGCCCCGGGCGTCCCGGCGGCGCCGGCCGACACCAAGTACGTCGACTACCGCGACGTGCCCGTGCCGACCCACCCGACCAAGGTCGTGCGGGTGTGGCGGTTCGGCCCGACCGACAGCGTCGACGACGTCACCCTGCCCGAGTCGTTCACGTTCACCGACCCGAAGGGGCTGGCCAGCCGCGGGGCCGCCGCCCTGGTCAACGGCAGCCCCGCCGTCCCGGCCGGGTTCAAGCTCCGCGGGACGCGGGCCCGGCTGCTCAACACCGTCAACGAGGACGTGCAGAACGTCGCCGAGTTCGGCCTGACCGACACCCAGGACGACATCGAGTTCGGCGGCACGCGGCACACGGTCGACACCGCCGGCCTGGCCGACGCCGACACGGTCGCGACCGTCACCAACTCCGCGAGCTGGCAGCCCCCGACCAACGCCGGCTCGCTGGTGCTCCGCGACTACGAGCGCCGCCAGCACGTGCCCGGCGTGTTCGTGTTCAGCTCGAGCTACGGCCCCTGGACGCGGGACGCCGAGCTGGTCGCGCGGAGCAGCCGCACGGCCGCCCCGGCCGCCCGCGGGCGGGTCGACGCCGACGCGGTCCTGGCCAGCGGCACCAACCCGGTCAGCGTCGCCCTGGGCGGGTCGAACGTCGCCAGCGTCGACCCCACCGGGAGCATCGAGAACGCCGCCGAGGCCGTCCGCGCCGCCCTGCTGGGGGACCCGACCTTCGAGGGCGTCGACGTCGAGCGGGTGCACCCCTCCAAGCTGCTGCTGACCCTCCACCGCCGGGGCACGCGGTGGTGGATGGACCTGGAGAGCCGCACGTTCTCCGGGCTGCAGACGCCGTGGCGGCTGGTCTCCGGCGGGGCGGTGCAGGTGTACGTGGTCGACGTCGTCCGGGTGACGTCGAGCCTGTGGGCGTTCGTCTGCGGCACCCAGCCGGTCGCCTGCACGTTCATCGACTTCGTGATCTGGAAGACGTACGCCGGGGACACGCTCTACACCAACGCCAACGCGGCGGGGCTGACCAACGCCGACACGTTCCTCGGGTTCGGCCAGCTCACCGTGACGTACGCCGGGGTGACCGGCCCGGTGGCGATCAAGGACACGTTCCGCTACCCGTCGGCCACCAACCCCGCGGCCGTCGCGTTCGAGGGCGCCCGCACCCAGGGGTGGCGGTTCCGCTTCGACAGCCGCGGCATCGTCGCCGGGGACGGGGCCGTGCCGGGGTACTGGACGTACACGACGACCGACCTGTCCTCCGTCACGCCCGGCACGTGGGTCAACGCCAGCCTGCTCGGGATCGGCGCCGCCGCGGCGGCGTCCCTCAACTTCACCGACGCGTTCCTCAACACCACCCCATGACGCCCACCCGCCACGCCGCCGACGCCGCCGCCGACGACCTGCACGAGCTGCGGGTACAGGTGCAGAGCCTGGCCCAGGAGGTGGCCGAGCTCCGCGCCCGCCTGGCCTCGGCCGACGCCCCCCGGGGCGGGTTCGCCCGGGTGCTGCTGGTCAAGCAGGACGGCACCAACCTGGCGAGCTGGCGGCAGCAGTGGGCCGGGAGCAACAACGCCGACCTGACGCCGTTCGTCTCCGGGCTGGCCGGCACGGTCGCCCCGGTCGACCCCCGCACCGCCGTCGGGGGCGGGGCGGGCGTGTTCCCCGTGCTCCAGCTCCGCAACGGCAGCAACACGGCGTTCGTCCACCTCGGGGGCGACCACTTCATCCGCGTGCGGATCACGGCCGCGACCCAGGACGGCGGCAACAAGCGGTGGAAGTACTCCGGCGAGCAGGTCGTGAAGTCGGCCCAGGGGTACGGCGGGTTCGCCACCGTCAGCGGGGGCCTGACGTTCCCGACCCCGGGGCAGGTCGACTACCTCTACAACCACGCCGAGGACATGAACGGCGCCAGCGGCACGTACGGCAACGGCGTGCACTCGACCAACCTCGCCAGCACGGGCCTGGACGTCGTGCCGTTCCCGACCAACCGCGTGGTCTGGGCCCGGGTCGACCGCCCCGGGGGCGAGGGCACGCTCCCCGAGGGGTGGTTCGACGGCGACAACGGCATCGACGGCCCCTGCACCCCGCCATGAGTGGAATCAACCGCCGAAAATGCTGCTGCGGATCCTGCCTGTGGGCCGCCGGGATCAACCTCGTCTGGTCGGGCACGGGCAGCGCCGAGCCGTACGGGCAGGTCGACTCGGGCGCCGTCTGCTACTACGGCTCGCCGACGAACAGCCTGGGCCAGCACGTCGGTGACAACCTGGTCGAGAACATCCGCTTCGCCCCGGTCGGCGGCGGGACGAACACGCAAATCAACGGGTCCGGGTTCACCACCGGGCACACCGTCCGCTTCTGGGTCAACACACCCTCCGGGCCGGTACCCACGATCGTCCAAGCAAGGATGACGGTCGCCAACACCGGGGGCACGCCCATCTGCGTCAACGGCACGACGGTCCCGCCCGGGTCGTCGTGGGAGGTCGACCCGGTCGAGTTCGTGGCCGCCGGCGGCGACCAGAGCGGGTACGGCGGGGGGACGGTCGCGGTCGTCGCCTGCGGGGAGTGTGGCGCGTGAGCGACGGGAAGCGCCACTACCCCAAGGGCACCGTCGTCAGTCGCATCGCCGGGCCGGGGACGGAGCTCAAGAAGCTGCTGGCGACGCTGGGCCTGACCGCCACGGGCGGGTGCCGGTGCGACCAGCACGCGGCCCAGATGGACGCCTGGGGGCCGGACGGGTGCCGGGCGCGGCTGGGCGAGATCGTCGGCTGGCTCCGCGCCGAGGCCGCGCGGCTGGGCGTGTGCGGCCCGGGGTTCGACGACGTCGCGGCCGTGGCCGTGCAAATGGCGATCGACCGGGCCCGGGCGGCCGCGGCGGCCGCGGGCGACGAATAACCGGGCATGCGAATGCTCCTCCCCCTGATCTCCGCCCCCGGCGCGACCCCCCGCGGCGGGGGAATGACCCGCCGCCGCCCGAACTATGCCTCGCCGCTGCCGGCCGCTGGCCCCGCCGACGACGGGCCGGACCCGCGGGAGGCCGGCGACGCCGAGGCCGGCGAGCTGCTCGCCCCCCGCGCCGGGTCGGCCGGCAACGGCGTCCCGCCCGCCCCGCCCGCCCCGGGCCTCTCGGCCCCGCGGATGG